CCAAAGACTTGCGATCGTTTGAGACGCCTTCAGGATGGACTCCTTCTGGCTTTAGATAATGCCTTTCATTGAGAGCATTTCGGCGGCTGTAACCCGTCATCCGTTTATGGTCGCGGGCACTGGTCTAGGTGTCGCCGGGGCCGCGTACGGTTATCGCGTGGGCAGATCCGAGAGTAGCGATCCCGGATACGCAGTCATGCGTTCGGGTGGAATGGCCGTAGCCGGAGTCGCCGCGGGTGGATTGACCACCGTTGCCTTCCAGCAACGTAAAGCTCTGAGCAAGACCGTTCAGGCCCTCGGCGCAGGAGTTGGCGCAGGAAGCGGTCGCTATATCAAGGATATCGCTCGCGATGTTTCGGCACAGAAGAGCTGGGCAGGCAAAGTGCTTGGCAGGGGTTCTGTTGCGATCGCCGGCGGCGCTTTAGTTGGCGGCCTGGTCACTGGTTACAACGAAGATGATCCCGGTAAAGGTGCGTTAGTCGGCGCAGGTGTTGGTGCAGTAGCGTACGCGGCCAATAAAGGCAAGCGTATTTGGAATGCAGCCAGCAAGATCCCAGGTGGCAGGAGTGCTTTGATCCTTGCAGGTGGAGCGGCTATCGCTATTGGCGGCCGCGCCATGTCGCCGGATGCTGAACCGAGTATGGAAGGCGTCGCGACCCGCGATGCCGTCGGCGGGTACGAGACTGAAGTTGTGACCACCGTGCGCGACCGCATGAACACGATCAATGCTACAGGCGACCTGGTCTTCGGACTGCACAATCGGCGATAGACAATGCAAACGCTTACTCCCTACGAACACGCCAAGAGTTGGCTGAAGCCAGCGACTCAGATGTCCACGCGCCAGTCCTTCTGGAGTGGCATGAAGGCGGGCGCCGACGGCAATATGCTGGGTCTGCCGTTCGTAGCTTATGAGATGGGCACGGCGCAACGCGGCGAGATGCTGGCTATGGCCACCGGACGCGTGACTGGGCTGTGTACCTACCCGGTGACCGCCGGCCTGACCCTGGCGATGTTGTCGGCGATTCCCGGTGTCAACGTCGTGGCCTATCCGATCGTGGCCGCGATCCTGGCTCAGTTTCCTAACTCGTATCTGGAGAACAAGATCATTAGTGGCGTCCGTACTTTGAACGATACTGGGCGCCGGATCCGCCGGCTCGAGGTCGGCGGCGACTTTGAAGACTCGGAAAGCGCCTTCGCAGCGCGTCAACGTTCCTTGCGCGAATTGACAGGAACCATGCAGACCTCTCGGCGCTATCTCGGTCAAGAGGCTTTGTTCATGCACAGGTAGGAGAAACTCGATGAATTTACCCTTCAACCCGATCAAAGGATTGTCCGCAGGCTACATCGGCCGCATGGCCGGTATGGGCGCCGGTGTCGGCGCAGCGTACGGTGCGGTGTCCGATGACTCGTCGATCGTAGGTGGCGCCATCAAGGGCGCGGCCTTCGGCGGCACTTTGGGCGTACTGCGCAGTACCGTCGCGAACAAGGCGTGGCGTGGTGGTATGGGTAAGAACTGGGATGCCGCCAAACCCTATTTGACTTCCAAATACGACGCTGCCAAGGCCGGTGTGCAGGCAGGAATGGCTACTGCGCGCAAAACAGGCAGCGCCGTGGCAGACGCGGTTAAGCAATCTACGAAAGCATAAGGAGACGCCATGAGCGGACAGCGCAACATCATCAATACCCCTCACCCGATCTACGGCATCGATGCCGGCGGCTTCTCCGTCGGTGACTTGCCACCTTCCTATACCAGCTCGACGCCGATCCTGACCGATGCGACTGGCAACACGACCTCGGCTGCGGTCCAGATCAACGCCAACATGGGAGCGCAGTTCACGCTGGCCTTCACCGATGCCGCAACCTCTTGCGATGTGACCATTCTGCGCGCGGATATCGCAGGCGACACCCCGCTGGTGACCTTCAAGGGCTGTAACAACCTGACCCCTGACCTCTACGTCGGTTACTTTGACCAACGCGTGGTCTTCAGCGGCGTTGCAGTCAAGGTCCAGACCTCCAATTGGGTCGGAACCGGTAAACTCTCCGTCTCCGGCTGCCGCACCAACTAAGCGATCCTTCCAACGTGCTTTCCTGACTGCGCTCGAACGCAGCGAGTGCGTTTGTGTCCTGATTGGAACCAAACATGACAGTGCTCACCATTCCAGTAATGGGGCCCGACGGGCAACCGGCGAAGAATCCGCAGATTCTCGCCCAGTTGACTGACTTCACGGGCATTCCGGTGTTTGCCGGAACACAGAACTCGGTACCAACTGAGATGTTTGTTTCCACTTCCAACTCCCAGATAGGGGTCCTTCAGATATCCCTGCCGGGCAATGACACCATCGATTGCGGTGGTTCGGCAAACACCACCTGGACGTTAAGCGCGTACTGGGCCCCGGGCAAGTTGAGTTGGTCGCACAAGTATTACATCACCGGTTCTACGTGGAACTTCATCACCGCGACTCCGATCGCAGTGTCGCCTACAGGAAACCTGATTGCGCTGGCACCGCCCCCGGCGGCCTTGATGTTGAACTCTCCGGACGATCAGACTCTGGTGGTTGCTCCAGGAAAGGAATTGGATCTTCAGGGCAACGTGTTGATCAACGGCACGTCTCCGGTTCCGGAGACTCTGACGATCAACGGGAAACCGCTTTCCGCTCCAGTGACACTGGCAGCTGTGGATGTCGGTCTCGGCCAGGTAGACAACACTCCGGACGCCAGTAAACCGATCAGCGCCGCGCAACAAGCGGCACTCGACGGAAAGCAGGCGAGTGGAGATTACGCACTTGCGGAAAGTCTGGCTCCGGTCGCAACTAGCGGTTCCTATGAAGATCTGACGGGAAAACCAACACTGGGCACGGCAGCCGCTCAGCCGATCGAGACATTTGATGCTGCCGGATCAGCCTCCGCCGCCGCGGCCGCTGTTCAGGCGAACTTGGCCGCCGAGATCGCGCGCGCACAGGCCGCAGAGGCCCTCAAGGCAAACACATCGTCGCTTGGTACGGTTGCAAGTCACGCGGTTACGGAGTTCGATGCCGCGGGAGCTGCAGCAGCGGAAGGTACGCGGGCTCAAGAGGCTGAAACAACCCTTGCGGCTAGTGTGAGCGCCGAGACCTCGCGGGCGGAAGCAGCGGAAGCCACCAAGGCGGACAAATCGTCACTGGCGCCGGTCGCCACCTCTGGTGACTACGGCGATCTGACCAACAAGCCAACCATACCGAATACCCCCGCTCAGGTTGGACTGCCCAATGTAACGAACGACGCCCAGGTCAAACGCACAGAGATGGGCGCCGGTGGCGGAGTTGCCACATTAGACAGCACCGCGCACGTACCGATGTCTCAGATCCCTGCTTCCCTTGCGGGAGCTCTTGTGTACGCCGGTCTGTGGAATGCGGTTACGAACACACCAACACTTGCAAACGGGTCTGGCTACCAGGGCACTTGCTACAAAGTCAGTGCTGCCGGCTCGACCACGATCGACGGCAACACCGACTGGCATGTCGGTGATTGGATCATCTTCGATGGCGCGCAGTGGGACAAGTTGGACAATTATGAAGCTGTCTCGACTGTGGCCGGCAAAGTTGGTGCGGTTGTTCTCACCGAGGCAGACATCGCCAATCTGACCAGTGATCTGGCGAGCAAAGCGAACATCACGTCGTTAGCTCCAGTCGCGACATCCGGCGCGTACAGCGATCTTTCCGGTAAGCCAACGATTCCCGTAGTTGGCACTGCCGCAGCTCAACCAATCGAGGCGTTTGATGCCGCGGGATCGGCCGCCGCTGTGCAGACGAATCTGACCAGCGAGGTTGCAAGGGCGGAAGCCGCAGAAACTCTCAAGGCAAACATATCGTCGCTGGCGCCTGTTGCCACTTCCGGCAACTACAGCGACTTGTTGAATCCGCCGGTGATTCCCGCCGCGCCGGTCGTAGGCAACACTCCAGGAACCGTAGCCGCGGGCAACGATCCACGCTTCCAGAACGCTTATGTCTTCGCAGTGACTCTAGGATAATCATGAAACTTCTCGTCGGTACCGACATCGGGATGTACCAGTTCGCTCCGGGCGCGCCTGGCGCCGGCACGATCACGATCACCGGAATGCCTCCGATTGCCCTGGAGGACGTTCTGCTGGTGATCGACGCCACGCAGGGCGTGATCGTCTATAACCCATCCGTTCCCAACAGCAACGGGACCATCAGTTACAACGGAACCCTGGCCGCGAACGTTCTCACCCTGGACAGCGACACTTCGGCTCTCGGCATCTCCGACAACCTGCAAATCTGGGTCAATCTCGCCATCGACCCCGCAGACACGATTCCGACCTCCATCACTCCTGCCATCTCCGGGAAACAACCGGCAGCTGTCGGGCTGCCGGTGACACTGGTCAATGAACAGATCAACGATCTCCAGGGTCCGACAGTTTCGCTGTACAACCCACCTATTGGTGCTTTACTGGCATTCCAGGATTGTCTTCAGTACCGCTCGGCGGCAGTGCAGGTTGATGTCTCGGCTGGATTGACCGCAGGGACAATCCAACTTGAAGGAAGCAATGGTTTGGATTCGGCCGATAGCTGGTGTCCGTTGTTGTTCTTGGATGCCACAAACACTACGGCTTCTGCTGTTACGACCACCAACCTTTCTGCGAGTACCCGCAGGTATTTCCTGGTCGCCACATCATTCCGGTATTTCAGAGTACGGGTAACCGTAGCTGTTACGGGAGGCGCAACGGTATCTTGTTCTTCAGTGTATCGGATGACTCCGTTGTCTTTTCCGGTGTCGCAAGGGATGGCTATAAATACATCTTTGCTTGGCGGAACTGCGGTTGTTACCGGGGGTGTGTCTGGTATTCAGGCTGTCGGTGGCAACATTGCCCCCGGCGCGGCGCCGACCTCTTATCCATTGCCAATCGGCGGCGTGGACTACGGTGGTCTCACTCGCAGAGTTTTAACTGACTCACAGGGCCATCAGATTGCCATAGGTCCTGACCCTTCTAGGGCTGCCAGCTTACCTCCTCTTTATGGCATCGGTGCTGACGATCTGCACGGTCGAATGAATCCAGCAGAGGCGTTGGAGTTGATCTTGGGAGAACTCCGCGCGATTGCCTATTACATGCATGAGCTGCCGCTTGTGCTCAACCAACCAAACGGCCAATTCGGGAATGATACCGCTGTCGATTTCGTGAATACGGCTGACTACAACAAGAACATCCAGGGAGAGTAATCATGTTATTGCAGAGCATAGTTGGACCTCAGAGCGCACAGTCGTTGGCACCCGGTTCTGCGGCTACTGCCCGCGCGGGCCAACTGAACGACATCATCGTCAGTGAGTTGCATGGCAAGTTCTACGAGCAGAACTACAGGGGCAACCTGTTTTCGGTGGGCATGGGCGTCACCGCTTTGTCGGCGAATACCATCACCCTCACTGCCGCCACCACCCCGATCATCGGGGTCTGGAATCCTTCGACGTCGACTGTCAACCTGGTGATCGCGAAAGCCAAGTTGCAGGTTGCCGTTACGGCCGCATCCGCGGTTGCTCCTGGCGGTTTCGTATGGGCCACATCGATCGGCAACACGGCCATCAGCACCGGCCTTACCCCGATCAACCGCAAGACACTGGCGGCTGCCGGTTCACAGGCGAAGGGATTCAACATCACCACCGCGTTGACCGGATTGACGAACAACCTGGTCGTCATGGAGGCTTCCGCATTCGGCACTCTGGTTGCGGCTCAGCCCTCCACCGTTGCACCTCTTATCAGTGCACCGGCACAGGAAGAGTTCGACGGCAGTCTGATCGTGCCTCCGGGCGGCGTACTGGCGCTCTTGAATACCGTGTCCAGCGTCACGGTGAGTGTCGCTGCCGGCCTGTCGTGGGAAGAAGTGCCAGTCTAATCTGGCTAGTACGAGGGAGGCATTCGACGAGTGCCTCCCGCATCTCCCGCCTTAGAATCGATTCCCTTCTTCGTGAATACTCAGATCATCTCGCTTACAACCCTGTTGACTTCCATGAGCAAGGAACAGAAAGAGTTCCTCGCAGAGGTCATCGCCCGCGATCGCAATGCCGACGGCAGCGATAAGGGAATCCTGCGTCGCATGCAGTGCCAGCAGTGCCAGGACTGTCACAAAGAGTTCCGTCACAAACACCCCGAGAAGATCTTCAAGATCAAGTGCCAAGGGGTCTACGACCAGGCCGACTATGACGAATATCGCGCCAAACTGCAGGCGGATGGCGACGACATGTCGATGGACCAGATCCGCGAGATCTTCGATTCGGCTTTCTGGACTGAGCGTCACCTGGTAGTCAAGAATGACGAAGGCGACATCGTTCCCTTCGTACCTCGCTGGTATCAGGCCGAAACTATGCGCTGCACCTCGCCGCGCAAGGTCGACCGTTGGGGCCGCGGCCTCGGCAAGACTGCCATGGGCGTCGCCACCGACCTGCATTACCTCTGCACCAACAAGCGCACCGAGATTATCGTCGTCTGCCCGGCCCAGTCCCAGGCCCAGTTGTGGTGGGACGAGATCATGTTCCAGGTGGAGAACTCGCCGTCCTTCAAGAACGACGAGGATTTCCTGTTGCAGAAGAAGCAGCAACCGTACCTGTACCTGAGGTTCGGCAACGGGTCCGTGCTCAAGATCTTTACCGCCGGGTCGAAGAGCGGTAAGGGAGCCGACGCTGTTCGTGGATCGAACCCACGCAGGATCCGCCTGGACGAGCAAGATTACCTGTCCGAGAAGGACTACGGCGCCATCATGCCGCTGTTGCGCCGTTTCAAGAAGTCGACCTTCCACGGATCGTCGACGCCGACCGGTCTGCGCGGCATGTACTGGCAGATGTGCATGAAGCTGGCCGAGTACAAAGAGTTCTTCCATCCCGCCCAGGATCATCCGGAGTGGGGCACGGAACAACTGAACGAAGAGGTCTGCTTCGCCGAAGCCAAGACCATGGACCGGTACCGCCACGAGTGGCTGGCCGAGTTCGGCGATCCGACGGCGGGCGTCTTCAAGGCCGCTTTCGTCGATGCCGCCATGAAGCCATACGCCATGGCTTCCTGCGTCTACAACCCCAACTGTCACTACGTCATGGGCGTGGACTGGAATGCCAAGGGAACTGGAACCAGGATCATCGTTGTCGAATACAACCCGGACGGCCGCAAGCGCCGACTGGTCGCGCATGCCGTGGTCGACGATCCCAAGTCCACCACCATGAAGTCGTTGCACAAGATCCGCGATATGAACCGCGACTGGCACTGCGACTATGTCTATATCGATGCCGGCTTTGGGTTCGTTCAGGATGAAATGCTGAAGATGATCGGCGTGGAGGCCGGCGACTGGGATCCGGATACCGCTAAGTTGAAGCATATCCAGATCATCGACTTCGGCGCCAAGCTCGAAACCAACCGTATCGTGCCCAACCGCGATCCGGAATCGAAGTACCTGCCCGATCCCAAGGACGAAGAGTTGAAGCGCAGGACCAAGCCGTTCATGGTCGAAGGGTCTGTCATTGCCTTCGAGGCCGAACTGGTTGAGATCTCACGCGAGTTCAAGCTTTTGGAAGAGCAGCTTCGTGGGTATAGGGTAAAGACGTGGACCAAAGGCGGGCAGGCTGACACCTACGAGACTGATGCCGAGAACGGCGATCATGATCTGGATGCCTTCATGCTTGCCATGTTGGGCATCGAGTCGCATTGGGGCCTGTGGCATACGCCCGAGACCCTCCATCGGGTAATTAGGGTCTGTCACCTCTCGGGATGGGGATTGCCGGCAACCATGGGAGTCACTCCGGCGACTCTCCCCGGCGAAGCTCCGGTAGCCGTACCCCTTTCCAATGATCAAGCGCGCGACGCGCGACGCGAAGCAAACGGTGTCCCCTCGCGTACCCCGCAGCAGACCTCGCAGAACCTGGTCGACCAGTACCGGTTGCTGGCTCTGCAACGGTTGGCCGGCGGCGTCACGATGAACCTGGCGTCCCAGACACCAAAAGGCGTCACCTCGCGTACCTCGGTCTTCAACAGCCAGTTGCAACCAGGTGGTAATCGCTTTGCCCGCGGCTCTCAACAATACCGGCCGCGCACCTTCTAAATCATGCTTACCCAGAATCCGGACCAAATCGCCAGTGAACTGAACGCGCAGTACAGCCGCCCGATCACCATCTCGGTGATGCGCCGGCTGGACGAGTGGCCATTTCTGCAGACGTTGGGCTTCCAGGCGTCACTCAAGGATTCCAGCGAGATGTTCCACGGCCTCGAGGACTTCGTCGAGCAGATCGAAGACTACTCGTCCGCCAACCCGACGCAGTTGGGTGGACCCATGAGTGTGATCGCGCCGCGCGCGCCGTTGAATGCCAACGTCGAACGCGAGATGTACGAAGATCCGACACTGGGCGAGGTTGGTCTGACATTCGAGTCTCTGGCTGGCTTTGGCCAGGTCTTTGCCGTTTCGCCCGACGAACTGCAGGAGTCACCCACCGCGGCAGCCGACAAGGTAACCAGTTCCGGGAGTGGCAGCTAAATCATGAGTTTCGAACCCTGGCAGTTTCAATACAATCCCCCGCCTACCGTAGCCACACCGGCTGGAGTGATCACTCCTCCCGCGGCCGAAGTGCCCGCGGTCAACAAGCCGGCCTCGCGGGAAGGCACCACAGCCGGGCAACTGATTCAGCAGATCCAGGACCTGCGCGACACCAACAAGTACCTGCAACAGGTCATTCTGAACCGCTGTTCCGCGACCACCGTGGCTGTCAATGCCAACGATCCCACCATCGGCCAGGCCCTGAGCGTGATCTACGGCAAGGACGGGCCGGCGGCGATTACCGCCGACATGTACTCCAACCTGCTGGATGCGCAGTTTACCAGCATGCAGGTGGATATGGCGATCAACGGTACCGACCTGCAGCTCAATAAGTTCGAGCAGGGCGCGGTCAGTACCCTGATTTCCGCAGTGCAAGACGCCATGGTCGACTCCGGCGACTTCGAGACCTGTCTGCCTCTGCTCTTGCAGAATCTCAAGGGCGACGACATGGTCTTTCAGAACATGCAGACCTCGCTGGCTACCTACCCGGCCTACCAGACCGCCGGACAGCAGTTGTCGACGCCCGGCACACCGGCGCCCCCGATCACGATGTCGAATATCGACGTCGGGCCGGAGACGGCTCAGGTACTCAGCGGCGGACTGGCCGGATTCCCGGCAGTCTACGCCTCGATCTACCAGCTGGCGACCACGGTTGCCCAGGTAACGGCCGATGCGCAGCGCGTGCTTGCCCTTTACGTCCTGCAACCGCTCGCCATGATTCTTCGGATGTGTGCCCTGTACAAGGGCATGACGGCCATGATGCACAAACCGCGGCTGAAGGGATTGCTCAGCGGGCTGACCAATATGGTTTACGCCATGCTGATGGCGCAGTTCGTGGGCATGGTCATGCTGGCTGACAAGTACATCCAAGCCGTGCTGGCTCCGCTGATGCAGATGGTTGGTTTGATCATGCAGATGATTGCCATGGTCAATGGCGTGGTCACCAGTGTCAACCTGAGCGTGCATGCCCTGGCGGGAACGGCCAAAGCCGTGAAGGCCACCTTCAGCAGTGGATCTCTGGAAGGCATGTCCATGGCTTATGACTGCGGCATGCCCCACAACGCCGGCATGTCCAAACCGCCCTCGGCCTTCGCCATCCAGAAGACGATCAACAAGGGCGTGCTTTCCATGATCACCCACATTGTGTGGGGTCTCAACTGGATTACCAAGCAGCAGAAGAAGTTCCTCGAGAAGATGAACAAGCTGCTGAAGCGCAAGTTGATGAACACCGCCGACATGATCGATCTGATGTGTTCGTTGCGCGAACTCAACGGTCTGATGCAGTTGGCAAACACGGCTGTCACCATGGTTACCGGCAAACCCAACACCGCGCTCAATACTGCCACCGGGCTCACCGCTGCTGCTTCCACGATGATGGTTACCTCTTCGGCGCCGGCGATGGCCATTCCGCCGGTATCGACCTCGATTCCCACTCCGCCCACTCCGCCACCTGCTGCGGTCAGCGTGATCAATCAGGGCGGTTTGAATCCGCCACTGCCCACCAATTCCACGCCTCTTCCAAGTACGACTACTGGTTAGTCGTGATTGCGAGTCCTCTTATGCCCACCAAGCCTGCGCAGGAAAAGTACGCCATCGAGCGTCTGACCCGTCTGATCTCCTTCAGCGAGAAGCGATCCATCCCCTCGCAAGTCGCCGCCGTGCGACGCAAGATCAAGGACAATAAGGAGCTCGAGCCTGATTACAGCTTCCTCGGATCCCGTACCCGCCGCGAGGCCGACAGCGATCGCTGCGCGCCGCAGTGGCGCCCGTCCGCCTGCCGCGTGATTCCGGAGAGCGACTTCTCCGGGAAAGAGGGCGAGAGGAAACTCAAAGACGCCAGGAAGGTCATCGACCCGGAAGCCTCCAAGATCAAGGCGCAGATGACCGACGACTATATCGCCAGCTACTACGGCTGGAATGGCACGATCATCCCGGAATACGATCAGCGGGAACCGATCGCCATCTACGATACCGAGGTCTTTGTCCGCCGCGCCGTGACCCGCCGGCTGGACTTGGCATTCCGTAACGGTTTCCAGGTGCTCTCCGATCGCGAGAAGGACGCGCGTTACATCCGCAAACGGATCGCCACCTGCGAGTATGTCAGCGGCCGCAGCTGGCAGGACCTGTTGAAGGGCATCCTTTATAACCTGTTCACCACCTGCAACTGTTTCGTCATCAAGATCCGCAAGGAAGGCGACCAAGGCGCGGGCGTACCGCGGAAGAAGGACATGAAGGCCCCGGTGGCTGGATTCACCATCATTCCGGCGCACCAACTCTTCCCTTACCTGATCAATGGCAAGATCGATCACTGGCGCTGGTTCTTCGAGACCGGGCGTCCTTATAAGGAAGTCGCCAACGACGACCTGATCCACTTCGAGTTGGATCGCAAACCTGGCCACATCTTCGCCACTCCGCGCACCATTGGCGTGCGCGACGACATCTTTGCTCTCCGCCGGCTGGAAGAGAACGTCGAGTTGCTGTTCATCAACCACTTGTTCCCGCTCTTTCATGTTAAGGTCGGCAGCGAGAAGGCACCGTGCACCTACGGCCCGAACGGTGAATCCGAGATCGATCTGATCCGTTGGCAGATTCAGAACATGCCGAAAGAGGGCGTGTTTGTTACGGATGAGAGAGTCGAAGTCGAAGCCGTCGGCGCCGAAGGCAAGAGTCTGGACTTCAGTGCCCTGATCGCCCACTACAAGGCCCGCATCTACGCCGGTCTGGGTGTGTCTGCGATCGACATGGGCGAAGGCGAGACCTCGACGCGCGCCACCGCCGACAACGTCAGCCAGAACCTGAAGGATTCGGTCAAGGCCGACCTGGACAGCTTCGGCAACCAGCTGCGCCTGACCATCTTCAAGGAGTGGTTCCTCGAGGCCAACTATTCGACCTCCGTCCAGGACGCCACGGCCGCGACTCACATCAAGTTCGCCGAGATCGATCTCGACAACCTGATCAAGTACCAGAACCACATCCTGCAACTGTTCAACAACCACCTGCTGACCGAAACCGAAGCTCGCAAGAAGTTGGGTGAGCGACCGATGGTCGGCACCGAGAAGATCAAGCCCAATGACCGTCGCGGCCTGCACTACGCACTGCATGTTGTCGATCTGGTATGGCAGACCGAGAAAGCCAAGAACCAGGAATCGCTCAAGATGCAGCAGCAGCTGGTGCCGATGCAGACGCGCGAACAGCAGAAGCTGCTGGGTGCGCAGACCAAGTTGGCCATGGCACAGGCTCAGGCCGAGGGTATCAAGGCCAACGCCAAAGAACAGGTTCTGGCCGCACAGGCCAAACACATGCCGACGATCGCCAAGGCCAAGGTCATGGCTTCGAAGGCTGTGGCTCGGAAGTCCACGACCGGCGCCGGCCGCCCGCAGTCTGCGACTGCTAAGAAGACTACCCAGACCGCGAAGGTAGTGCAGAACAAGGTGACTCCGACCAATCAACACGGTTCGAACCTGGGCCCGACCAAGGCGAAGAGTGGTTTGATGCTGCGTCCGGAGTTCTTCGAAGCTTGTTACGACCGCTTGTTAGATACGCGTAACGAGTTCATGCGGGATGGTGTGGTTGATTCCGCCGCCTGGCGAACGGAGTCGGTGAAGGTCATCGACGAAGTATTCCAGGAAGAAGTCGGGTTAACCGACGGGAATTACTATACTAATCAGGTGGGAGAAGAACTCATGCGACTGAAGGCGATGGTCGCGGAGGAAAGTCACCCGGAGATGCTCGCAGTTCTGCTGAGTCACGGGTTAGACAAGGATGTTTTCCCCAATGACGAATCCGAACTTCAAGAGTCCATACCCGATTACTCCGCTCAATAAGGGCGGCAACGTGAACCGGGTTCCGCTGGACCAAGCCATGCAGATCGGTGCAACTGGCATGTTCAACAACACCAGTGTTACCCGTACCCCGCTGGCACCGCAAGAGCGCTTCATCACCCGTCCGTTGGGCGGACCCACGATCGTCGTGCCGCCTACTACACCGTTCGGACCACAGAAGTAACTGCCAGCACCTGCTGGCGCCACTCTGGACCCGGAGCCTAAACGGGCACCCCTCTCATGCCTTGGTTGAAGATGCACGACCTCCTGACGCTGCGTCCGCGCGAGGTCGAAAACAAGAAGTACCTGTTTGAGTGCAAGGACTCGAAGTCCGAGTCCGGGCACAGTCTTCTTGTGCACGCTTCCGCTACCCACTCCGGGATTGTCAACGGGAACATGAAGTTCTACCGTCCGGACCGCATGCAGAAGGGCACGGCTTCCTGGTTGCCGGCGAATTCATACGCCAAGCCAGTGTTGATCATGCACGACGAAGAGGGCCAGGTCATCGGCCGCATTCGTTCCGCCGACTATGTTGACCTGAGTTGGAAGTGGGCCCAAGAGTATCCGTCCGTCAAGGACATGGCGTTCTACAACCGCGATTCAAGGTCCAAGTGGAACCTCTTCAAGTCCTGCGACTGGATCGTCGAGAATCTGCAGCCGATGGAAGACTTCGTCGGTCTGGGTTACATCGACCTTGGTTTCCAGATCACTGATCCGGATTCCATCCGCAAGTTCCTGAACGATGAATACCTGACGGTATCAACCGGGTCGCGCACCAACTCCGCTGTCTGCTCGATCTGCCACACCGATTGGGCGCACGACGAGCCCTGCGAACACAAACTGGGCAAGCTCTACGACAAGAAGCGCGCTTACTTTATCACCGGTGACTTGAAGTACGACGAGCTCAGCGCAGTCAATTTCCCGGCCGACAAAGCAGCCCTGGTCAACAGCAAAGAGTTGAAGGATTCGCTCGACAGGATCTTCTTCCTCGGCCTGTCCACCAAACAGCAGGATCGTCTGGTCGAGGCTGGCCTCAAGCTGACTGACTCGCTCTACCTATCGGACGTTACTCCAGTCTACGAGGATGAAATGGTTATTGATTTCAATGATGTTGCGGTTCTCGACAAGGTGACCGCCGATTTGGATTCTCCCGAACTGAACCGCGATCGCGCGCTTGAAATCCGTCAGTCACTCGACAGCTGGCATCCGGAAGTCGAAGAGATGAAGTCCCGGCGCCGGTCGATCATGTCGACGGTTAACGCCCGGATCAAGAACAAGAAGTGGGATTCGACGGTCCCGGTCGAGAACAAGGAAGCCGCCGCCGAGATCGAAGTCCTTCTGCAGCAGGAAGACAAGAGCAAGACCCCGAAGAGCTTCTTCATGTGTTCCGCCTGTCAGTCGCCGGCCGACAAGTGCAAGTGCGGCAAAGACGCGGCGAAGTGCAAGGGTTGCGGCAAGGGCAAGGAAGATTGCACCTGTAAGGAAGCGTCCAAAGACGCCGAGAACCAGGATGCCAAGAGTTGCAAGAAGTGCGGCAAAGCCGAGTGCATCTGCTCTCCCAAAGAGAAGGAAAGCAAGGATGCCGCGGGCGAGTGCCCGGATGAGACCTGCGAGAACTGGGATGCAGTCCAGTTGACGGCTGAAGAGACGGAATACTTCGCCGATGCCGACGGTCTCTACGAAGAGATGTGCGTCGAGTTGGACGCCGCGGTCACCGCCGGCGAACTGAAGGACTCGATTGTGAAGGACGCGAAGTTGTCCAGCGAGAAGCGCAACAAGCTCTCGAAGGGCACCTTCTGCGGACCCAACCGGTCGTTCCCGGTTCCCGATTGCGCCCACGTCACCGCCGCGCGCCGCCTGATCGGCCGCGCCAAAGCCAGCCAGGCTACGAAAGACAAGATCTCCGCGTGTGTGTCGCGCAAGGCCGGTGCTCTCGGTTGCGGTAAAGACGGCAACTGCGCGCTTCCCGCGGTCGGCGCCACCCAGAACACCGACGCCGCAGTCAAGATCGACGACGAGCTGCAGAAGATGTTCGATGCAGCCATGACGATGACCGACGCCGAAGGCAAGAAGGCCGAAACCAGTGAGGAGGCCAAAGCGGCCCTGACTCACTACGACGGTCTCCACAAGATCTACATGGGCGCCGAGAAAGACGCCAGCCTGCGCTATCGCATGCGCGATCTGCATGGTGCGGTAGGAGATCACTGGGGCACGCTGAACAGCGTGAATTGGGCCAAGGAGTATCTGGGCGCCCATTCCAAGGATTCCCTGGTCATTTCCAAGGTCGAGTTGGCAGACAAGGAAACTGCCCTCAACGACCTGGTCACCGAGAAGGACTCGCTGACCAAGCAAGTGACCGCAGTCAACGGCAAGGCTTTCGCGATGTTGTCCGAAGCCAAGCGCCACCTGGCGACCACGATCGTGGTCTTCAAAGCCCTCAAGGGCCAGGACGGATTCAAGGATCTCAACGCCGAGCAGGCGGAGACGAAGATCGCCGAGTTTGCCAAGCGTCACATTACCTCGCTGAAGGATACCGTCAGCGATCTGCTTCAGGACCTGCAGTGGGTTGCGCCCGCTGCGCACCAGGACGCAAAGACCGACGAGTCTGGGGTCAAGGTGAACGACAACGCGCAGGTGGACGAGTCGGATGCCGTCAACAAAGACGGCGCTTCCAAAGCGGCACAGACCCAGCAGGACCAGGCATTGATTCGCCGCAAGCTCGCCCTTATGAGCCCCCAAGAACAGGGGATCTTCCTCGCCGATCTTCGTTTCGGCCGGACTGCAAAGTAACAACCCCGGTTCGGTAGACCACCGAACCACACAGGAGATTCAACGTGCCTTTCGATCAGAATAACCAGTTCACCGGCCGGCTGTATGGCCAGGACCGTATGGGCCACACCACTCCGGATCTGGAAGTCAGCGACATCTACCATCCGTGGCTGCCCTGCGGCTATCCGGCTCCTTACCTGCCTTCTCTCCGCATGGACCAGGGTCATCCGAAACTGGCCAACGTTGTGGTCAGCTCGCAGATGGTTCTCGGTCAGGACAAGAGCGGCGCCCTGGTTCCCGCAGGCTACATGTGCGGCGACACCGGCGCGAGCGCGGGAGGAGCACACGCCACTGGCGTGGGTTACCAGGTCATCATCTACAAGGCCGAAGATGTGGGTTTCACGTTCAACCCGCAGACCAACGCCTACGTGGCCCAGGCCGGCGAGTACGTTGTGCTGGCAGCCCCGACTGATGCCGCGGCTAGCGACGTCGTGACCGTTCCCGACGGCCGTTCCGTCGTGATCAAGGCTGGCGACATCACCTTCGCGCACGCCTGCACTCTGTTCCCGAAGGGCGTAGTCAAGCCTATCGGCATCGCGTTGCATAACATCCTCCAGTACATCGGTGGCGTGCAGGTGTCTTCGACAACCGGAGGCATTCTCTACACCCTCGATGGCGTGGTTCCCACCGGCTTCGTGGTGATGAACTACATGCACGAGATGGCGACCGCCATCCAGACGCAGTATGTCATCCGCGTGCCCTGGATCGGCGCAACCGAGACCACCCTCACGACTCTCGCCACGGGCGACGGCGTGACCGGTTTTGCCCAGGGTTATGGCCGCAGTTTCACCCACGCAGTCGGCGCCATCAACATCGGCGACGGTGTGGTTGCTTCGACAGCATGCCCAGGCTGCTACGGTCCGTTCGACTCGACCAAGAACAGCGTCACCGACTTCGTCGGCCGCGTGATCGGCGTGTTGAACATGGTCAACCGGATCGGCTTCACCAGCCGCATCAAGACCCTGTGGGATCCGTCCCGCATGGTTGGCCCGACCAAGGATCCGAATCCTGCCAGCATCATGATGGGCGGCTCCGCTACTGGCGGCATGCCCTACGACATTAACCTGACGACCGATGGCGTCTACAAGCTGGCCAAGATGCAGCAGAAGACCGTCCATCCCGAGTACGGAACCTACGTCCTGGTGGAAATCAACCTGTAAACCCGTGCGGGTGGCGGCGCCAGTCGCCACCCAACACGGACGATTAGGTGGGTGCTTCTGATGGTGCAAATCGTAATCACGAAAGGCCAGGCTGTGATCAAGCCCGAGGGATTGCGATGCCGTGCTCCGCGAGAAGGCGCTCCACGAGGTACGTGTAACAAGCTAGTTGTCAAGCCCAACTCCGCGGGCCGCATTGAAGGCAACTTCGTCTGTCCAGATCGCCGGTGCCGTCAAGAGATTGAAGTCAGCACCGTCACCAGATCCTAGATCCACCTAATTCATTTCCGAAGTCCACACCAGGACTCGTATACCCCAGGAGGGTTAACTCCATGTCCGTCAAGTCCAAGAAGGTCAAGCTGAACGAGGAAGAGTGGAAGCAGCTGGACCGCCTCACCACCGTCTTCAACAGCGGCGGCTATGACCCAACCAGCGGCGATTTCATGGACATGAAGGACGCGCTCGATGTTCAGAACGCGGCTTTCATGATTCCGCGCGCCATGACGCAGATTGTCCAGGAAGGCATCGAGCCCCTGCTGATCGGCACCAGCCTATTGCAGCGCATCGAATTCCAGCCTGGCATGCAGACTGTGTTTCCGATGGTCGAGCCCCTTCGCGCAGAAGAGGCCGGCGATGGCATGGATCTGCCCGTGTACAACATCAACATCGGCGGCGCCCAGTCGTTCGGCGTGACCGTCAAGAGACACGGTCTCCGTCTGAAGATTGCCAAGCGCTTCATCGACGAGAGCTCGTACCCGTGGGTCAACTTCTGGCTACGGCTTGCTGGCAACGCCCTCGCGCGCCACAAGGAAGAGTACATCTTCGACTTCATCACCCGACTCGGCACGGTTGTCTTCGACAACTCGACCGCCGCGCGTCTGACCAATGCCCCGGTACAGCCCATCAAGGGTGTCACCACCGGTCGCAACTGGAAAGGCGTGTTGAACGGGTCCATGACAGTTGACGACGTCTTCGACATGTATGCGGCTGTTCTGCTCAACGGCTTCGTGCCCGACACCCTGCTGGTCCATCCGATGGCATGGTTAATGTGGGTAAAGGATCCGGTGATGAGGGAGTTCGCGATCCAGGCGGGCGGCGGAAGCTTCTTCGCCAACTTCACCGGCAACCCAGCCGTGTTGGGCAACAAGTTCTACAACAACGGCGGCTTGGGCGTAGGCCAAGGCCAGACGGGTCAGTATTCCGGCGGCAAGTTGACCGGTGGCGAAGTCAGTTCGCCCGAGGCCGGCAACTACCAGAACATGACCTCGGCCCCGCAGCTGCCGAACTACCTGGGACTGCCCTTCCGCATCCTGGTCAGCCCGTTCGTCAACTTCGACCCCGAGAACCGGGTAACCGACATCATGATGTTCAACAGCCGTAACCTCGGCGCCCTGATCGTGGACGAAGATCCCCATGTGAAGAGCTGGGAAGACGGCCAGTACAACATCCAGAACATGTCGATCGAAGAGACCTACGGCTTCGGCATCCTCAACGAAGGCCAGGCCATCGCGGTCGCCAAGAACGTGAAGATCCGTCCGAACGAGTTTGTCATGCCGGCTCGCAGCGTGTTCAACCTCTCCGAGGCCAACAGCACCTTCACCGACCTGAGCTCCGCGGCGATCTTCGACGCGACCACCCCGATTCCCGTCAACAACTAAGGTTGTTGAACGGCCAGTACCTCGATGGCGGCGGGCAACCGCCGCCATCGCTGCGTGATGAAGCCTTTGGTACCTGCCTCGCGTGCTCCACACTAGAGGCAGGAGACTTTTATGACCAAGAGCAAGTTGATCGTGATGCCCACCAAGGCGGAAATCGCCAAGTTGGGCAAATCTACACCGGCCTCAAATGGACCAGCCTCGGTGGTTCTGGCTGGTGTGACCAAGGTGAAGACAGGCGACAACCTGTTGGGCCGCACCTTCATGTTGAATTCGGCGGTTACCACCAAGTTCCAGTGCGGTGGTTTCACCGTTGGGCCCATGCGCCCATTCGCTACTGTCACTCAGGATACGCAACAGGAACCGGTCCGCCGAGCGATCGCCGAAGGCAAGTTGGTTGACATCACCGGATCCGACCGGGCCAAGGGGATCAAGACCCGCCAGGGCGAGACCACCGAGGTCAAGGAAGAAGACACCGGTAAGAAGGTCTTTGTTGGCCAGGATTCCCACGGCAACCTCTACGTCGTAACCCCCAAGAACAAGACCGAGCAGAAGAAGCTCGAACGCGAGATCAAGAAGACAGGCACCATCAAGGCCGCCAAATACGCCAAGGCCGCAGAGAACCAGATCTCCTCTATCTCGCCGATCGTGACCGAAGAACTCTCCGAGGTACCTCCCGCCCATGGCAGCACCAAACGTTCTAGCCGTAAGCCCCGGAAATAGCGAGACCGATGTCGTTCTGGGCATCCAGATCGTCGTCACCTTCGATCAGGCAATTGACACCACTACAATCGGTGATGCGACCTTCTCGCTGAGCGGCCCGGGCCAGACCCAGATCATTACTGCTCAGTCTGTGGCCACACTCAATCCTCTGCCTTCGACCGGCCGAGAGTACATTCCCGGCACGTTTGTCTTCTCCAGTGACGCCCAGGGTCGTACGGTCGTCACCTTCAGTCCCAAGCGCCCGCTGCGCAAGAATGTCACCTACGACATCATGGTCGCCGGTGGCGGTGGTCTGCTGACCACCAAAGGCGTGCGCAATCCGGCCGGTGAGATGATGGTCAACTCCTACGAGTGGACCTTTACCACCGGTGACATCGACCTGGTAGTTCCGCCGCCCAGTTCGCCGATCACGGTTATGGAGTCGGACCTGGATCCTCAGACACTCCAGGTAAGCGTGGGTCAACCGGTGGGTAACGACCTGTCGCAGACGGTCATCATTCACTTCCCCGCCCCAATCGATCCGAGTTCGGTCGACCTGAGCCAGATTCAGATGAGCATTCAGGCGATTCTCGGAGATCCCACCATCTTCATCCCGCCCGGCCTGACACCGTCGGTGACCATCAATGGCAACGATCTGCTGATCACCGTTGCCGGTTGGCCTTCCTAAGGACTCTTCAATGACTTCCCTGACTGAACACGTCTCCCAAGAAGAGATGGGTGTCGTGGGTCAGGAACAGCGCTTGATCGATAACGCCACGTTCCTCAGCCAGCAATTGCTGGAACCCATTCGCCAACACTTCGCGCGCCCCGTGCGCCTGCACTGCGGATACCGCAACCCGGAACATAACGCCGCCGTGGGCGGCAAGCCCAACTCTTATCATCTCTACCAGGACGGACACGCCGCGGTCGATATCGACGTCATCGGCATGAGCCTGAGTTCTCTGTTCGAGTGGATCTGCAGCGAGTCGAAGCTTCCCTTCGACGAAGCCATCCTCGAGCGCAACTCCGCCGGCGTCGCCGCCTGCGTTCACCTGCAGATCGATCGTTTCAACAAACCCCGCCGTCTCGGATTCACCGGCTCGACCGGTGCGAGCACGCACTACACGCCGGTTACCGTTCGCTAGACCTCTTCAAGGAGGCAATCATGCCTAATCTCGCATCCCGCAACGCGGCGATCGCAATCCTGCTGATGCTGACCGTACTGGGCGGTATCGGATCGTTCTTCGCCTACAAGTGCAACCTTCCCGCGGCAGGTCTGGCCCTGATGGCCAGTTCTTTCAGTGGCGCCTGGAGTTCTCTGATGCTGGCTTTGAACGCCAGTCACCCTGAGACACCGACGTTTGCTGGGTTGTCTACTCTGGCCCCTTATATTCCGCCCGATCCGCCGGCACCGCTCGCTGCCGTTCCTGACGAACCTGGGAAGTAGTCATGAAGTTCTACCTCTGGATCGCGGCCGTCCGTAGGGTCGGCCGCTCTATTGTCCCCTGGGCTCTGATCGTCTTTCTGTGCTTCTCGTCGTTTGCGGCTTGGCGAGTGTCGCAGTTGGCAAAGAGTTCACGCGACGCCGTGATTACCGGCAACGACGTACTGTGGCAGGCCAGAACCACGGTCCGCGACGCCGACTGGGCAATCAATATCATTCGGTCGGAAGTTCATCACTTGCTTTTGGAGTTAGGCCTGACCGCGGAAGAAGGTCGCAAACTATCGGTCTACGAACGCCAGCTGATCGAGAAAGAAAGTCCGCAGTTGATCGCCAAGATGAACCAGGCGCTCGACAACGCCAACCTGGTATTGACCAGCAGCCACACCACCATCAACACCCTTAACGACACCCTTAAACCGATCAAACCTTTGATCGAGTCGACCACTCCGCTGGTGAACTCTGCCAAGACGGCGATCGACGACATCGACACGGCAGTCAAGAACCCCACCATTCCACTGATCGCCTCGCATGTTGAACACATGACCGCGTCCGGCGAACAGATCCTGTCTGACGGCGCGCGGGTAGTGCACAAGGCGACTGATCCTGCTCCCAAGAGCCGCGCCAAGCGGATCTTCATGGGCGGACTTCAGTTGGTTGTCAAGATCCTTGAAGGCGCTGCTTACGCGCACGAGCTTTAACCCTCCCAATCCGGAGGTCTTTGGAACAAGCCTCCACCTACCACACTCGAATAAGGAGTCATCATGAACAAGTTTCTCTCTGTCATGGAAGTAATCGGCAAGGATTGTTTGAAGGCCCTGGGCGAAGTCGAGAAGTATCTGCCCACCGCCGCGGCCCTGGCTGCTATTCTCTTCCCTGGCCAGACCGGCACGATCGCGGCTGTGGTTACCGGCACGGACCTGATTCAGAAGGCCGTTGTTTCGGTCGAACAGAAGATGGCTGCCGCCGGCAAGACGCAGGGCAGCGGAGCCCAGAAGTTGGCCGACGTGTTGTCTCTCACCGTGCCTACGGTTACTCAGCTGTTCGCACAGGCCGGGCTGAAGGTCGACCAGACCTACCTGACGAAGGTGGTCAACGCAGTCGTCGCCGTGCTCAACGTTCAGGCCTCAGCTGTCGCCGTGGAACCCACAGCGGTGAAGCCGTAATCTCGATCTAACCTGTACCATCACTCGAAGGCGGGAGAGGTCTCCCGCCCGTTTTCCCTCCTCGCAGGTCCCAAATCCCATGATCTATTCAGGCGACGTTTACACCTTCGTTCTCTCCCTTACCAAGACCGACGGCACGGTGTCCAGTGTGACTACCGCACCGGCTATCAACGTCGTGCGTCTGAGCGACGGCGTTTCGATCGCCAACGGCGCCATGGCACTGGTTGCCAACACGCAGTTGGTTTACACGTTTCCGTGGAATACATCGAGTGTGCAGAACGGCGATTACATGGCTGTGGTCAGCTATGTTGCCGACGGCGTGGTTGTGACCAGTCGTATGTTTGACCGCGTGCGGATAGGCGACAGCCGGGTCACAGGCGCGGTCGCGCTTGACGCAACTGTGGCCAAGGATGCTTCGGTAGCCAAAGACACGACCGTGGCGCATGCCACCGACATTCAAGGCATTAACCCGGCGAACTCCGCGACCATCCTGGCCATCAAGGCCAAGACCGACGCATTGCCGGCCGATCCCGCCTCGACCACCACGCTGAATGCTCTTTTGGCGCTGATCAACGACATTCACGATGGACAGATCGGCAGTATGGTCATCGACAAGACCACGACCCCGTGGACCATGACCATCCGGCGCGACTCAACGCGCGCCACCAACGCCGCCGACAACTCCGTTCTGGCCACCTACCAACTCAGCGAAGACAACAACGGCGCCCAGCGCCTGGCCGTTCCCGTCAGCCAGTAGTTCCCTTCCCTCATGTCTCAGCGAGTCGATCTCAGTTCGTACTACACCAAACGACAGGCGGATACGCACTTCCTGCACATTCCGCCTCCGCCCACGGCGCCAACCCTTGCGGTGGCGGGTAGCGGCGTTGTGTCCGAGTCGAATCAGACCTACGCCTATGTCGACATTCTGATCACCGATCCGACGGCACCTCCAGGTTGCCCGGCGGTCAATCCCTACATCCAGGGTTACCTGGTTGAAATCACCTATTCAGCGGTCGATGGCACGCGTACGAAGTCGCTCTTTGTGCCGCACATTCCCACCGACGATGACGCTTACCGACTGAGTTCTCTGCCGTGCGGCGTCACCCTGACATTCGAATTCTGGTCGGTAGACTTTGCCGGACAACGCAGCGCGACTTCCGCTACCGGCTCGGTACTGACCGCGCCTGACAACTTCCCGCCCGCGACGCCTGCCATTGTCGTCGAGATAGAACCGGATGGTCCCCACGTCGTCCTGACGAAACTCAACAACGAAGCCGACTTCAACTACTATTCGTTGTTGCGCCGGCGGCAAGACGGTGTCTTTGCCGAGGTCAGCAAGTTCGTCAGCGGCGATTACCTGGATCAGAGTGTTCCTGTCACCGACTACTATTACTACCAGGTCCAGGCCTTCGACCTGTCGGGCAACTTCTCCACTTCCAACGAAGTAGGTCCGATTCTGCTGCAGGAGAGTATTCCGCAGCCACCGGTCGCCCTCGATCTCAGCCAGGGTTCGGCGACCGCCCAGGCCGACGGCAGCATCGTCCTTTCGTTTCCTGCCTCGCCCGACATCACTGTGGTTTCCTATCACGTCTGGCGGCAGACGGTAGGAGGTGACGGTTTCTTGGTGCTGCTGGATACATTCAACAGTCCAGGGACCTCGCCGATCACCTACACCGATGTCCATGCCATTGACGGCGTGTCCTACGTTTACAACGTCACCTGCATTCGCAGCAACACGCTGGAATCCGTTATGGCGACGACGACCCTGCAGGCGACCGCCGATCGCACGATCGCGCCTTCCGCGCCTGCTGGAGTCGAATTCTCCGGAGGTCTGGGATTGCTCAATATCTCCTGGACCGGAGATGCGGCCACGACCTTGTACGGTGTGAGTTGGCGTTTCGCTCAAGTAGGCGACCCGGGACTGACAACCTTTGGTGAGGAACTGCTGGTCCAGACATCGAGTCTGGATCTGCGCGGTTTGCTCATGCCGACTACGGGCATGCCTCCCACCAAGGACGACCTGGCTAACGAGTTCGAAGTCAGGGTGCGAGCCTCCGATGGCAAGAATTGGTCTGCCTATAACACGCCGCCAGCGATCATCACCTATCCTGAGTTAACCGGTTATCAGCCGGCAGACAGCACGCTCCCACCCGCACCCGTGACACTCACAGTGGCGACTCCGCCCGACGGGTCGACGCAACTGCTGTGGACGACTCCCAATGTTACCGATCTGTGGGGTTACCAGGTCGAACAATGGGACAGCATTTCCCAGGAGTGGACGACGATTGCTCCGGTCAAAGATATTCTCCCCGGCAACAAGAGTTATTCGATCGTCGGCCTGGAACCTTACAGTTTGCAAGAGCGCAGTTACCGTTTCCGCGTACGTACCCTCGATAACACCGGCAACCTCAGCGAACTCAACCTGCTGGAGAATCCCAGTTTTGATGGAGATCTGAGTCTGTGGGCGGGATCCACCGAAGGTGGCGCCGTCGAAGCAGTGGTTACCGACAGTAGTCTGGCGAGGAATCAGAGTGGAAGTTGTCTGCGCAGCAACTGGGCTGCCGCGCCAAGCCAGCGCGCGGCGATTACAGATCCCGCACCTTATACAGCTTCGGTCTTCGTGCGCAGTGATGTTTCCAACGGCACGGCCAGTTTGCAACTGAACATTCTCGACATCTACGGCAGGTTGCTGGACACCCAAACAGTCTCGATCGCAACCAGCGCCGCCTATCAACGCCTGACTGTAACCGTCGACGCAAGTCCCGGCGCCGCGCAGGCCGCGGTTGTGTTGTTGGGCAATTCCAGCAACCCCACCCAGACCTTTCTGTGGGACGATGTTCAACTGGAACAGTTGCCGTTTGCCTCGCCATACGGTTACGGCGTCTCGCCAGTTATCCAAGCATCGGCAAATGGCAACGGTCCGGCGGATTATCCCGGTCTGAAGTTCACAGCAACGGCGCAGCTGGGCGCGGTCTCTTTGCGCTGGAACAACCCGACGACGGCATTTATGCCAGCTCCGGGCATTCACAACGGCTACAAGGATTACATCAACGGAACCTTCCAGATCTTCCGTGCCAACTACGCCTACGGCCCGACCGAGGGAGCTGTACTAGACGTGCAAGCCTCCAATCTGTGGGTGATCGAGGTTGACGAGTTGGGAGATCTGGATACCGGCTTGAACACAGGCACACCTTTGGACTTCGCTCTGGCCGACGCCTCAGGCGCTACCGCCTGGAGCATCGTTGTGGCCTCCGACGGCGCCATTACCACTTCACCCGTAACAGTCAGTGGCCAACCGCTGGCCTGCCTGCTGGTAACCCCACTCGGCTCGTACTGGGTATTGGCTGTAACGGCTCAGGGTGAATTGATCGTCGTCTCCAGCTACATCAAGATCGGCGAGATCCTGGCGTCGGTGGGTGACAACGCAGGTTTCGACGATCTGCAGGCCGATGAGTTGGTAGCCACCACCTGGTATTACAAGTTGCGCGCGGTCGATCGTTTCGGCAACGTCGGCGCGTTCCTCAACGGTGGTGCTCCTATCTCGGCCACGACCCTGACGATTGCCGACAAGGGCATTGCCAACGTCACCAGCGTCTCCGCGGCGCAAACCGCGGCGGACAGCGCCCTGACCAAGATCGGAGCAGTGACTGACACCAATGGCAACCTGCTGCTCAAGAACGTCACCCAGGTCAGCGATATCACAACGACGACGTTGAACGCCACCCAGCCGGCGGCGCTCATCACCGGCATGACGAATACCTTGACCACCCACGGGAACAACGTTCTGGTGATCTTCAACGGCCTGCTGTCGCTTGCCGACGGAGCCGTAGCAACACTCAGTTTCCGCTGTGATGGGGTCGAATTCTACAAGATGGCGAATCTGACCGGTTCTTCGTATCTGATCTCCATGCCCTGGCTGGACCAGGGCATCAATGCCAATCCATCCAGCGGGCGCGCCGCCGGCGTGCACACGTACCAGATCTGGTGGAGTCTGGCTTCAGGAACCAGTGGCCAAATCGGCCAGGTGGTCAGCAAGTCCATGCAGGTGATCGAGCTGGGTTAGTCGAAGACCGTCGTCTCTATACTAATCAGGTGGGAGATCGGCCCATTCCCTTCCTAAGGATCCTTCCATGTCCAGTCCCGTATCAGCTGTCAGCGCTGTGATTGGTAACCTACCTATGGGCAACAAGTTAGCGCCCTGGATGCAACAAGTGATCGCCTGGTTCCTGATTGCCGTGTTTGGCACGTTGATCGCCATGGCCACGGTGCAGACCAAGGTAGCTGGGTTAGAAAGTCGAATGGATCGCCATGAGGTCGACCAGGAGAAACACGAGGAACTGGACAAGCGGGACAAGGAACTTGTGCGACAACAAATGGTAACCGTCGACAGATTCAATCAGTTCGAACGTGACAACTCAAGTCGTTTGACTCGCATGGAAGACAAGCTTGATCGGTTAATAGAGAGGCATTAAGTGTGGGCCAGGTCGGAACAACACGATATATTCCGTGGCGGATCGAGGACGCAAACTCCGATCCCGTCACCGGCCGCCAACTGTCCGATCTGCAGGTAATCTTCCTCCGTGATGCCGCGGTTTGTTCCGATACGTTGAATCTGCGGGAGACGCAATCCGGCCTTTACTTCCTCGAGTACACACCCACCGCAGTTGGCGAAGACTACATCGACATCTACGACGCAACGAATGATGTGCGTCTGGTTGATGACGAGGTGATTGTGGGAACCTCGGGAGCCTCTGGCACCTCGGGCATGAACATTGTTCAGCTCACCCAGGATACTGGTGGAGTCGGAGCCTTGAAGGTAGTGCTTCCGGATCCGTCGACGTATACGCTTTACGTCTTCGTTTCTCAGGTTTGGCAGTCGGGCCAGAGTTCACCGACCGACGCCGTGGCTCATACGGCGATCAACGACGACGGCAGTTGGGCTACTACCCCGCTGAGTGTGCTGCCCGGCACCTACCACATCGTGGTCATGAGCAGCAACGGCATCGTTTACGTGATGCGCAGTTTCTTCCAGTTAAGCCCATCTTAGGACTAATCCCTTGCAGAATCTGCTCTTACATATCTCTCTGCCCACAGGTCTGCGTCTGACCAACGGACAGAAACTGGCGCAACCGGTGACCTTCGACGTCATCTCCCAGTTGAATCCTTATTACGCCACGCCGGACGAAGTTCGTCTGGCGGGCGGTCCTCTGCTGCGCGATCTGCGGGACATCACCATCGCCTGTCAGATCTACCACTGCAGCCAGGAAGCCGACCTGATCACGCCTTTCCAACAGATCAATCTACAGTCGGCCAACGGTTGGCGCTTCGCCGGCGCGCGTGGTCACTGGGTGCACGACACGGCCGCCAAGGTATTGCTGCTGAATCAGGGCGAACTTCTCGGTCGTCCAGGCGGACATGTGCTGGCCAACCTGTCGGTTACCCGCCAACCGGAGCGTAATGAAGATGCCGGC